TTGCCCACGCCCACGCCCGCCCCCACGCCCGCGCCCGCGCCCGCGTCTTTGTATTTTATGACATTACCCTCTGCGTCATATAATATCGGACGACCATATTCGTCGATTGCGGTCCCCGTCTTTTTCTTAAACTCGGTGCGGACGTAATTCGGAACATAATGAATCCACGAAATGAGGAGTAGGTTGGGGTGGGTATAACGCACCATAAATTTATTCTCCTGTAGTTTATCTACGAGATACGCGATACAACCCGCGTGGTCGTAATTCGCGACACCGAGGATGATTTCCGGAACGACGAACCAGCAGAATTGTTGGCTACATTTTTGACGCGAGGTCAGTTTGATTTTCTCGTGAATCCGCGTGAGTATCTTGTTATACGTAAATAACTTGTTCTTGTCCTGTTCTTGTTTCTTTTCGTATAACTCATCTAAATTCAACTTTTCCACATTTTCTATATTATCGCCGGCAAATTTGAATAAGTCGTCCATTGATGCGCGGATGCGGATGCGGATGCGGATGCGTATGCGTATGTATGTAGAGACGGAAGAAAATAATCGCGCACGCACGCACGCACGCACGCACGCACGCACGCACGCCGTAAACAATAATAAACGATACTACTTATAATCAAATATACAAATGAATACCGACCCCCCGATTAAACATCTTGTTATTTCATCAGGCGGGCCTGCGGGCCATATGATGTATAGCATTCTTCGCACATTGAATTTGAAAGGTGTTTGGGACGCAAAAGACATCAAGACTATCTACGGATCTTCCATTGGGTCGTTTGCCGCCATTATCATCGCGTTGCGGTATGAGTGGGAGGTTATGGACGATTATTTAATCAAGCGCCCTTGGGAAAAGATATTCGTGTCGTCATCGTCTGGGACGGGTGAAACCACCGAATACTCGTCGTCGTCACTTTCTGATGCGAAAAACAAACTGGATTATGTATTTAAATTATACAAAAATCACGGATTATACGGATTGAAAGAATTCACCGAAATGCTTCGTCCCGCGCTTCAAGGAAAGGATTTCGGGGTAGATGTTACATTCCAGGAGTTTTATGAGAGGACCGGTATTGAACTTCACTTCACAGTGACGGAACTCAATAAGTTCCAGGCCATTGATTTTAGTCATAAGACACATCCGAAACAGGGATTGGTGGAGGCGTGCTATATGAGCTGCTGCTATCCATTCGGGTTTACACCCATATATCGCGACGGTTGTTGCTATATTGACGGAGGCATCATCAATGACTATCCCGTAAATGAATGTATCCGCGACCAGAAATGCGACATACGTGAAATACTGGGCGTGAAAATGCTATGGGAGCGAAAACCTGCGAATTTGACCGATAAATCATCCGTGCTTCAGTTTATTTCAACCTTTTTCAACCAAATAAAGGGGAACTTATTTGAAAATCGTCCGACGAAACCGATTCCAAATGAGGTCGTTTGTGTATCAAAAGTGTTTGCGTCGCAGGATTGGATGAATTGGGTGAAGGACGAGAATTACCGGCGCGAATTGGTGTTGCGTGGGGAGACATTTGCGAATGTATTTATGTCGTATCGCCGGAACTTCCGGGAGTCCACGCCCGCCGCACCACCCGCCGCCGCCGCCGCATTACACACAACCCCTGTTTTAGAACCGGTCACTACGCCAACACTGCCGGCATCCGTCGCGGAACTGGACAACTCAAATAATAATAATAATAATAATGTCAATACGGATACACCAGAAGATGAATCAATAACGATGATGTAAGTATCACTTGATTACTGGAAGGAATGAAGTAATGAATGAGCGAGTACGAGCGAATGAATGAGCGAGTACGAGCGAATGAATGAATGAATGAATGAATGAATGAATGAGTACGAGCGAATGAGCGAGTACGAGTGAATGAACGAGTACGACCGAGTGAATGAACGAGTACGACCGACCGACCGAGCGAACTATGACGCCAGCACTGTATTGAGAAACTCGGTAATCTTATCCTTCTCGGGCTTGGCGTCGTATTCAATGACCTGTCCGTCCTTCACCAATTTAATAGTGGGATATCCCTCAATCTTGAACTTATCCGCCATATCGGGGTCGGCTTCGCAATCCACGGTCTTAAATGTTACAGTATATCCATTGATTTGGCGTCCATTGAGTTCTTTTTCGACTTCGTCAAAAACGGGCTTGGCGGTCTTACAATGCGGGCACCACTCTACCTTGAATAAGAATAACTGGGCGACCTTATCACCGTCGTTGGCGCCAATACCGTCGGGCGCGGGGGTGGTTCCTTGCGCGCTACTAAAGAACTTATTCAAGCCGGGAATCATATCGTTTTTGATGATGTAGTAAAGAATACCGCCAATCGCTGCGATTATCACGAG